TTATCGAACGTTGTCGTTCCTGAAGTAGTATTAGCCATTTAAACTCCTAGGACTCGTAAGTTTTAGTCCATTCACAAACAACTGTTCCAGTGTCTCCGGATGTGCAAGCCGGTAAAACAAGATTAACATCACCTGTAAAACCTGATGCTTCGGTATTTGATAAGCCACCAAAGTCGCTATAATCAAATTCCATTTCACCTGCTAAAGTTTGAAATACAACATCTGTTGTTGCATCCCATTGCAAACGAATTGCATCAGCTGGTGCTGTAACTGAAACATTAAATCTAACTTTGTTTAATCTTACAGTCTTACAAGTTTTTCCATTATTTTCAGTCAGTGCAGAAACATCAACT